CCTGGGGCGGTTCTTCAGTGAAGTACTGAAGCAAAGCAGACGAAGTATTAGCTGGGACTACCTTGGCCGACGTAACTAACTTGTCGGCTTTGTATTCCTCGCGCTGTAGATCCTCATTATACCTAGTTATAGGCGTTTTGAGGCTACCACAGTACGAAGCCCAGCCAACAGCACCCAGAGAGGTGTGTACAACCGGCAAAAGAATGTCGGCTGCAACTAGGCGTCTTATGGCCTCGGCCGCTCTCCACCAACCCTTAAGAAAGAAGTTGTTGGATTGCTGAACCATTGCCATTACGATCTCTGGACGCCGTGTCCCCGTGTCTAAGCGCGTGACATACGCAGGTGTGACGTCGTCACCCTCGTACGCATCAACGCCGCACGACTCGCGGAACCTTCCGGTCCCAAAAGTCTTGTCGACGTTTACCCGAAAGTATAGGGCGTGCAATAATGACACAAGGTTCTTTCCAGCGTCGGAAGGGACAATGATATCGTCCCCGAAGACTTGGATCTCCGAACTGACTTTCTTAATCGCCCAGCTGGTCGCCGGAAGTCCTCGAGTTTCGAGAACAGCCGCGCAGGCCAGCGAAGCGAAAACGATCGTCTGAACGGGGAAGGTACAGGCGGAACCCATTGTGCTAAACTTACGTAATTCAAGCACTTTGGGGTGCCTCTTGGACAGTTCTTGTTCCAGGAAGCGAGTCCGACTTGCGCTTAGCGCCTCCAACACCGTAAGATTGCGGCGGAAGAAGCGTTCGGCGAGCCAAAGAGATAGCCGGTCTGAAGCGGAGGAGAGATCCACCGTCCAAGCCGAGCCGTCTACAGAGGCCAGTCGTGCACGAGACTGATTCTTTTCTTGACTACGAAAGTCAATCGAAGAACCTATAGACGTCTCACGCACACGCACTTCGAGGTAATCACGTACGATTTGCTGGCACCACATATGTGATGCTGGCTCGGACGCGATTAGCCGAGGACCCTTCTGGGTCTTAGGCACACACCTTAGGGTCGACGTTGGTTCGTCGCCCGACAGAGTGTATCCAAATAGTGCGCAGTCCCCCCATAGTCCGTGGTTTGCAAAAGCGAAATCACAGCATGGGAAGACAGACTCAAGTTTGTCCGACCAGTTTGGGAAGTCATACTTGAACTCCCCTCTCTTGAGATCGGAAACCGTACCAGGACCATGCCTAGGCCTCCAATCGAGCGGGTCAAAGTGACCCAACTGCGATGCCACCACATCAGCTACTTGCTGGGCAGTGGCGAGGAGGTTGTACTCGGCCCGGAGTCCCATAAGATCGGGACCTCGGAAACAGCCTCGGGGGTGAAGATCGACAAAGCTGCGATCCCCACAACCGTCGAAGCCGCCAGAACCTTTTTGCCAGTCGGCGGAAGGAACTGGGAGAGTACTTTCAGTGCGGTAAAAATCGTCGATGGTCTCATAGACCTTCTCCGGTTTGCAGTCTTGGCGTAGCTTCTTTCCGGCAGCATACAGCTGTCGAAGAGTTGCGATCGCCTCGACATCCGCACTTTCCTTAAGCATACCTGACTCAGTGAACACGCGTAACATCAACCCCTTGAATAGTCGAGGGATAGGTGACTGTCTTTTGAACGGCCGCGCAAGCGGCAGCTCTGGGACAGTGTACACGCCGTTGGCTAGGCACCGATCTAGGTGCTTCCCCAACGCTGGGAGGTCTACCGTGAAGGTAGGCAAACCCCTTGTTTCACTGAGCTTGGAGAGTCGAGCAGAATCACGCTCAAACTCCTTTAGGTCAGCTGGAAAGAGCGCCGCGGCGTCCATAAGGATACCACGGTGCACACCGAGCAGTAGTTGACTGTATCTTTGACTCAAGGCTAGCTCCTGTAGTTAGCTGCGATTGAAGATATACAGCGCTGGTCGTTCCATTACGAGTGAAATGCCTTGGACCCTAGACAAAAGGGCCGTGAAGGCAGCTGAAGGAGGGCATGTGCCCTCCTCCAACCGTGTGGCTCGCACAACAGGCGGGAGAGTTAGCTTTCCCAACCCAGAAGTGCGGGCACTGACGTCGTGTCAGTCCAATAGGACATCGCGTACGCCAGGTTCCCGGATGCACCCTGGTCGGCACTCTTGCCGGCCCGGATAGTATACGAGATCACACGCTTCATATCAGAACCGTCCGGATTGATGCCAAATTCGATTCGCGTAAGTTCCACATTGTGGCGCTCAAGCGGCTCGTATTCACCATCTTTCTGGGACTCGACGGTGTGCCGGATTTTACACCGGATCTCGTCCGTAGAAGTACGTTCGAGGTACTCCGCCGAGTAGTTGTCCTGATTGATCTTCTTGAGGGTGCGGGCTGTTCCGCCCGAACCACCAAGAGTCATCGTGATGGAATCTCCAAACAAAGTTGCTGCTCTTTCTAACCCCTCAGGGTTGTCTATGATCTCGGAACTCTTTTGAGTACTTTGATCGACCCGAGGAGTCCTAGTTGCCGCGTCGATAGAAGCGGTACACTAGCGGTTAGTCCCGGTGAGTGCAGGAGACGTAACTTATTCTCCTTCCTCGAGACAAAAGCACCACCATCGCCAATTCCACACCAACTTGGTATGGATGCGACGGTGTCGACTCTTGTAGTCACGGTGTTAGTCATAACATTCACCGGACCAGCGACATAGGCGACCGAGTTATTGGACGCGGTGAGTAAATCACCAAAATCCGTAAACCAGTCGACTAGCCACGACCATGGCAAGGCATTCCATAGATTTATGGGTACCTGCTGTGGCCCGAAGCCGAGCATCATGCTGCCAATCAACTCGCGTTGACGGGCGTACCCAATCCTGTCCCTTCGGGGCCAGGTGGGACTGGGCTTCCATCGAACAGTCGCCCAACTCTTTTGAGTTGAGGTAGAATGTCCGGTGGCTGAGCTGTAGAAGAGAAGACTTTCAAAAACATAGGTCTCCTCCGATACATGAGTCTCAGTACCCAAGCTTACGCGACGCTTTAACCCACCTTTGTCTTCAAGATCTTCTATCTCCTTCATCCGCTTCTCAGCGGCGTGGGAGAAGTTGACCATGTTGACGAGATCCGAAATAAACGGCTTAATAGCAAACCAGTAGTTAAGGTTGCTGTGGGCCGCTACCCGTAGGGCATTGCTACCCTCGGTGCGGATCAAATCAGGCATATCCTTCAACTCGTAAACAAAGTTGGGGATACTGATATGAGCACGACTAGGGTTTGACTTTGCAGCCGCATGCGTAGCGTCTGCGACTACATCCCTTGCCGCGAAGGCATAGTGGCTTGCTGTCCTCCTACCAGAAGGGTAGTTGGAACATGCACGCCGCCCAATTCCGGTAACTAGGTTATCACCGGTAAAGACCCCTTTGGTTTCAATCTCCTCTAAGTCGAGGGGGTTGTCGCCATTGAGGTTGCCTACTACATCATCGCATCTGGCCTGGTAAGATATCTTTTGCGCACATGAAGCATATGCGCCGTTGACGTCTGTCCAGCCAGCCCCACTGTACGTGGGCCCGCGAGTGCGGGTACGCGAGTAGATCATATCAACCTGCTTTAGGTGTGAGTGGTTAACCACTAAGGAGTGCCAGAATGGCAACGAGCGTGAAGAACACTCGATGGAGAGGCCCACTACGGGCC